CTGAACGTGGCGTTGAACAACCCGCACATCATGGGGCACTGGACGGGCGGCCTGGCGGGAGTACTGGATGATATTGAGGGGACGCTGCCGGACCTGATGGATGGCCTGCTGCTCGGGGATCTCCGGGACGACCTGCCGCCCTTGGACGAAGAGCTATGGGATGGCCTGACAGATCCGGACAACATTCCCGAGCCGCCCGACAAGGCGATCACGCAGGCGGGCGACATGTGGAAGCTCGGAGATCATCGGCTGTTATGCGGTGACGCCGGCGAGGCGGCGGACGTCGACCGGCTCGTGGCGGGGATGCCGGTGCATCTGGTCAATACGGACCCGCCATATAACGTGCACGTCGAGCCACGGAGCAATACGGCAATTGCGGCTGGCGTAACCTCTGTATCTCGACGGGCGGACCTCCAGTGCGAACGGTCGACCACGGCCCGGGGCAAGCGGGACAGGGCGATGATTCACAAGCGGATGCATCACCAGAACTTCGACGTGGCGAGGGGTGCGGCGCATCCGAAGCGGGCGCGGGTGAAAATGCGGGCGAAGGACCGTGCTATGGAAGGGGACTTCATGCCTGACAAAGATTTCGTGCGGGTACTCAGGTTGTGGTTTGGGAACCTGGCGCGAGTGCTCGATGCAGGCCGGGCATTTTACATCTGGGGCGGCTATGCAAACTGCGCGAACTACCCGGCGGCGCTTGAGGGTGCCGGCCTCTACTTTTCGCAGGCGATTATCTGGGTGAAGGAGCACCCGGTTCTGACGCGCAAAGATTTCATGGGAAACCACGAGTGGTGCTTCTACGGCTGGAAGAAAGGCGCGGCGCACTACTTCAATCCGGAGATCACGAACGCCACCGACGTATGGGCCGTCAAGAAGATCAGTCCGCAATCTATGATCCATCTGACGGAGAAGCCGGTCGAGCTCGCCGTCCGCGCCATGACTTACTCGTCCCGGCCGAAGGAGAACGTGCTCGATCTCTTCGGCGGGTCCGGAAGTACGCTGATCGCGGCGGAGAGAATCTCGGACGTCGCGCTTTCCTCATGGAGATCGACGACCTGTATTGTGATGTGATCGTGAAACGTTGGGAGGAATTCACGGGCAAGAAGGCGGAACGCATCAGAACGGCCAGGAAACGGGCTAAGAAGGCCACGAAGTAGGCCCACGTGGCCCCAGGATCGCCCGTGTGGCGATAAGTCCCTGCCAGGCGCATGATTCCATCACAAACAAACGGAAGCGGGCCCGTGGGCGTCCGGGCGTATAATGGGCGGCAGGAACGGAGGAAGGTAGTGAAGACGTTGCACATGGAGTGCGAGGCGGCAGATATAGCGGGTCTCATCAAGCAGTTGGCGATGGTAGTGAACAGAAAAGGAGGAGTCGAGAGATGGGAACAGGAAGGACGTTGGAAATCAGCTGCAAGAACGCGGCGGATGCGAAGCGGTTCGCAGAGCAGCTGCGGGCGTGTGGCGGTGGCGGTGTGGCCGAGGGCGTCAAGGTGACGGTGGACCCTAAGACTACGGTGGATGCCCTTTCAAATGCGGTATTCGAAATCGGCCTGAAGTTGAGCGAGAAGGCCGTGCGGTTCGGCGCAATGTGGGCTGGCGACTCAGGCCCCGAGGTATAACCAACTGCCACACCGTCTCCGAATGGGCTGGGCGTATGGAGATTCGCCACCTCCGGACAGAATGCGCCCAGCCCGTGGCAGCCTAATATACCCATCGAGAGGAACGGGCGGAGGGCCAGGTTGGCCGAAAGCAGAGTTCTGCGGCCCGGTCTCGCGTGGTGATGGGTAAAAGAACAGAGGTGGGAAGTGGCGAAGAAGAAGAAAGCAGAACGGTTGACACACTTGACGCCCAACGCGCGCGCGAAGGCCGCGAAAAGTCGCGCGAAGCGAAAGGCCAACGCGAAGGCTCGGAAGCAACGGCAGGAGGCGAAGGTGCGGGAGCACATATCGCTGGCCGTGGAGATGCGCATCCAGGGGAAGGGCTGGGATGATATCGCGCCCGTTCTTGGCAGGAAGGATGCGGCGAGCGCGCGGCAGATCGTGGTTGAGCACCCAAAGCTATGGCATGCCGAGGAACGGAGGCAAGTGGCTGAATATACAGGCCAGCTGCAACAGGAGTCCTTGTTCGTTTTGCGTGCGGGGCTTCGGGGCGAGGCCTCCGGAGAGAAGAGAAAGTCGGCCGAGGCGCTGCTGAAGAACGCGCGCGAATGCGACCGGATACAGCTGGCGGCGCAAGCCAAGAAGCTGGACGTGAAGCTGCGCTTAGAGAAGGGCATGGTAGGGCAGTTGGCGGACCGCGCCGTCCAGCGGCTCGTCGCGATACTGCGCGAGGAGATTCGGGATGAGCGGACAATTGATCGCATTGCCGCCAGGCTCGGAGACGTCGTTTCTGATCTCAATGAAAAACAGCCTGGCCCAGACTTCGCGCCTCCGCTGTTCCGCCTGGGCTGAGAAGTACCGAGTCATGGGGCGACCTTTCCCCGGGCCCTGGACCCTCGAGCACCATCCGTGGCTGCGGCAGCTGCTCGACGACGACTCCCCAAGCATCGTCGTGCGGAAGGGCAGCCAGCTTGGTCTTACCGAGTACGCCTTGAATCGCTGCCTGTGGGGTATCGACGTGCAGAAGTGGGACGCGCTATACGTCCTGCCTACCGCAAATCCCGACGCCGGCGACTTCACCGCTGCCCGCTTTGATCCCGCCATTGAGCTCTCCGACCACATCGAGAAGCTGTTCACGGACGTATCGAATGTCGGCCATAAACGCGCGGGCGCTTCCAACTTGTACGTGCGGGGCAGCAATAGCCGGAGCGGCCTCAAATCCGTGCCGGTCGCGCGCCTGGTGCTGGATGAGCTCGACGAAATGGTACAGGCGAACGTGGAGCTGGCGGTCGAGCGCCTCAGCGGCCAGCCGCAAAAGCAGCTGATCCGGCTGAGCACTCCCATAGTGGAAGGCTACGGGGTCGCGGTGGCTTACGAAGAGAGCACGCAGCAGGTGTGGGTATTCAAGTGCCCGCACTGCGGCAAGCGCATCGAGCTTACGTGGCCGGAGGCGTTTCGATACGAGGAGTCAGAGGCCGACGACTTCAGCGGGAACGCGGTGATATGCCCGGAGTGCAAGGGGGACCTCCCCACCGAAACGAAAATGCAGGCACAGCGGGAAACGGGGGAGTGGATCGCACAACGGCCGCAGGCGAGTGTGGCTGGGTATTGGATCAACCAGCTCTACTCGAGCACCGTCTCGGCGGCTGAAATCGCTGCGGCGTGGAAGGCCGCGCAGACGCGTGCAACGGCAGAGCAAGAGTTTTTCAATCACAAGCTAGGCGTAGCCCACTCCCCCAAAGGCGCGCGGATAGACGACGCGATGATCAGCAGTTGCATCCAGCCCGGCCGAAGGATGCTGACCACGAGCGAGGGCACGACCATGGGCGTGGACGTCGGCAAGCTGCTGCACTACGAGATAGACGAATGGCGGGAAGGGCGGAAGTGGCTTGTGGCTGCGGGGACATGCGCGGAGTTCAAGGAGATCGCGCGGCTCATCGGGCAATATCGGGTGTGGTGCTGCGTGGTGGATGCCTTGCCGGAGGAAAGGAGCGCCCGGAAACTGCAGCAGCAGCTCCCCGGGCTAGTTTACCTGGCCTACTACCGGGACCTTAAAGTGCCGCTTCGATTCAATGAGCCGCAGCAGACGGTGGACGTGAACCGCACCGAGGCAATGGACGCGGCCCTGGGGCGAATACGGACGAGCACGCACGTGCTGCCGTTGGACTTGCCCGAGGAATGGCGAGCGCAGGTTAAGGCGCCAGTGCGGGTGCTGAAGGAAGACCCGAGGACGGGCAACCCGAAGGCGCGATACATGGAGGGCAGCCTGGCCGACCACTACGCGCATGCGGCGGTCTACAGCGAGGTAGCCTATGCGCTTCGCCCGAATCCGCCTATGTGGCAGACAGGCGAGAGCATGCCGTTTGGCGACAATTTCCTTGAGGCGTTTGGAGAATAGCGATGCAAGCAGACACGTACAAGTGGGGCATGCAGGCTAGGCCGCATGCGGAGCTGCGTTTCAAGGTGCGGGCGCAAATGCCTGCCGCTAGGTTGATGCACGGCGGCAGCGAAGAGGATCGCAAGGCGGTGGAGGACGTTGCGAACGCCCTGCTGCACGCTATGGAGCATCGTCGGGCAAGGGTGCTGGCCATGGGCGCGCACGCTATCAAGCTGGGCCTGGTGCCGAAGATCGTGCAGCTGCTGGATGCGGGCGTGTTCACGGGGCTCCTCATCACCGGCTCGGTGCTCATACACGATTACGAGCTGCACGTGTATGGGGCAACAAGCCAAGATGTCGGCGCGGGCTTGGAAGACGGCAACTATGGGGCCTGTAAGGAAACGGTGGACTTCATGGAGCACGTGGCATATCAGGGGCGCGGGCGCGGGTTAGGCTACGCGGCGGCAGAGCACATGGCGGCAATGCCGGAACATTCCTACGGGCGCAGCCTGCTGGCGGCGTGCCACCACAACGAGGTCCCGGTGGCGGTCGCCGTTGCCCTGGGCACTGACACGTGCCATTGGCACGATGGGTTTGACGGCGCCGCGGTGGGGCAGGCGTCCGCAATCAGCCTGCGCAACGTGCCAGCCTGGGTAAAGCATCTGCACGACGGCGGCGTATGGATCAACGCGGGGAGCGCGGTGGTGCTGCCCGAGGTATTCTTGAAGGCGGTCATGGTAGTGCGGAACCGCACCAAAGGCGAGGAGCCGCGGCGCTTCACTGCCGTGGTGGTTGACCGGCACGAGCTATATAGGCCAATACGCAACGTGCTTGAGCGCCCAGGGGGCAGGGCCTATTTCCTGAAGATGCCGCTGGAGGTATTTTGGCCCGCATTGGCGGCAAACATGTGCAGCAACGAAGGAGGTGGACGGTGTTGAATGGATGGCGGCTGAGACGCCGCATAGAAACGAAGCGCCTCGAGTTGGAGATGCAGCAGCTCGAAGGCGCGGAAGCCCTTATGGCCAGCGCGATCCAGGAGACGCGGGCGAACAACTGGGCGGACGAGGACAAGGACTGGCGGGAGTGGGAGCCGATTGACCAGGAGGGGGTGTCGGCCTATCGCGGGCTGACGCTCGAGCGGCTCACGGTCATGCGGAACAAGGCGCGCACGCTGGCACGGGATAACCCGCACGCGAAGGGCATCTTGCGGAACTTCGTGAAATATGTGGTCGGCAAGGGGTTCTCCTACTCGGCCGAAACGGACGACCCGCAAGTGGCTGAGAAGGCTGCAGAGGAGTGGGAGAGATTCTGCAACGCAAACAACTGGGCGAGCATGGAGCGGGAGATCGTCAAGCGGAGCCTGCGGGACGGCGAAGTGTTTCTGCGTTTCTTCAGGCAGCCCGAGACGCTTCTTGTGCGCTTCGTTGATCCCGTTTTGGTAACGCCCAAGAGCGCGGATATGAAGCATCCGTTCGGCATCGAATACAAGCCCGACGACCTCGGCGGGCCGCCCATAGCGTATTACATCCGGCCGAACTACGAGACCATCACATCGGATCGGATAGACGCCAAAGAGATCGACCATATCAAAGTCGAGGTGGACAGCGACATTCCTCGAGGTATCAGCGTGCTCTGGAGCGTGCGGAGGCGGCTGCGGCAGTACGACACGTGGTTGGGGGATCGCCTGATACTGAATAAGCTTCGCACGGCCATCGTGCTGGTGCGCAAGCACAAGGGCGCGAGCCCATCGCAAATCGCGGCCTTTGCCACCGCCCAGCAGACGGAGAGCAAGACGGACGATCTGACGGGCGACAGCTACCGAAGCAAGACGATTCACCCCGGTAGTGTCGTGGACATCCCGGACACTGTTGATCTCGAGTACATGGCTGCGAACATCAACGCGCGCGACGTCGCCGCTGACGGCAGGGCGGTTCTGCTTTCGGTTGCCGCTGGCATAGGGCAGCCGGAATACATGGTCACGGGTGATGCCAGCAATGCGAACTATGCAAGCACGATGGTGGCCGAAGGGCCTGGAGTGAAAGAGTTCGAATATTGGCAGGGCGTGTTCGGCGGGGAGTTCGCTGCCATCTGGCGACGGGTCATGGCGTGGGCAGGCCAGGCACACGCGGGGGCGGCCGCCGTTGCCGCCTGTGGCGTACAAGTCGTAGGTGCACGGGTGATTACGCGCAAACCGAAGGAAGAGGCCGAGACGGGCCAGATTCTGGCGGACAACGGCGTGATCAGCAAGCGCACGTGGGCGGCGCGGGAAGGGCTCGACTACGAGGAAGAGCAGCGCTACATCGAGGCGGAAGAGGGCACGGGCGCCGGGGGCCCTGTAAGTCGCGACGAAGGCGAGGCAGAGGATGAGGGCGCGAGCCTCGAGGGTGCCCGGCAACCCCAGGAGCTACCGGCGGCATGATGATCGTTGCCGAAAGGACTAACCTGCCCCGCGTGGTGCTGCGGAAGATGCAGAAGGCGCAGCTGCGCGCCGCCGATCTCTCGGTCGCCCAGGTCCTCCGCGATCTCAAGGCAACTCTGAATGCGGAGAGCCGCGTCGAGCGGCTGCTGGCATTGAGTCGGGAGCAGCGGGATATCCTATCCTGGACCTGGCCATACGCGGAGGATACCGAGCTTCCGCTGGCGCCGCCTGCCGCACGCGCTCTCGGCAACGATATCGCCGACGAAATCCAGAGACGCCGTGCGCCAATGATACGCGAGGCGCATGCGGTGGTGGGGCGCACCTTCATTGCCATCGCCGAGCGGGCTTACGTGGCCTACCAGTGGATCGTAGATTCGATGGATCAGGCCATGGTGGATGCTTTGGGTCGCGTGCGGGAACACCGTACCTTGGTGGAGCAGGAAGGCGAGGCTCTTCCCTTTCCCGACCACGCGAGGCTTACGGGGCTGTACGTGCCCGCGACGAACGAGCAGACCATGCGTTGGGTAAACGCGCGGGCCCCGTGGGATGGCAAGGCCTTGTTGAATCGATTTGAGGACCTCGAGGATTTTGATCGCGGCGTGCTGCGGGCGCAGCTCGTGCAAGGGCTCCGCGAAGGCCAGGGCATGGCCAAGATAGCGAGGAACGTCCGCAAGGGCGTGGGCATGGTTCAGCATCGGGCAACGACCATCGCGCGCACCGAGATCATGCGAGCGAGCCACGAGGCAAAGGAAGAGACCTTTGCGATGTTCCGGAAGGACGGGACGATCGGTGGCGTGGGGATCACGGCCGCACTCGATGATAGGGTCTGCGAGTTGTGCATGTACTACGACGGCATGGAGTATTTCTACCACAAGGACCCGCCGATCAGCGACATGCCCATGCTGCCTTTGCACCCAAATTGTAGGTGCGCGTCAGTGCCCATAAGCGCACTGTGGGATAAGCTGGGCGTGCCGAAGGGCGAGCGGTGGACCGGCTACCGGGCAGGTCGCGGGGTGAAGGTGCCGGTGGATACGGACTTCAACGGTTGGCTGCGCCGGATGGAGAAAGCACATCCCGGCTACGGCGGGAAGTTATTTACGAGCAAGGGCCGATATGCGGCGTGGATGCAAGGGCAAGATGTGAGGGCCGTCATACGCAGTGACCCCGGCATCTGGAAACGGATGGAGGCCGTGCCGAAATATGGCAGTGCTCGGACACGGTCGCGGCGAAGGCGCAAAGGGCAAAGCGGCGCCGAACCTGCCAAATAGCTGGGCGCTGGAACGATCCTGCTTCTTAAGCCCCCGCAACGCCCCTTTTGGCTCCCCGGAAGTCTGACCGGGCTCCTCCCTGTGTACTTTCGGAAGTCGGTATTCGGAAGGCGGCTGATAAAATACGCGCGAAGAGAGGGGCTTACGCATGCCGTGGACGATGGACGATGTTGCCAGCAAGACGAAGCTCGCCAGCACCGCAGCCCTGAAGCGGCTGTGGGTAAGCGTGGCGAACCAGGAGCTGGCCCGCTGCAAAGGGCCGCAGGAGGAATGCGAGGCCAGGGCGATACGGATTGCCAACGCAGCGGTGAGAAAGGCGGTGAGTGAGAGCATGCCGGATATTACGGAGGCAGGATGGACCACGGCCTACATGAACGATCTGCCCGATGGCAGCTTTGCCTATATCGAGCCTGGCGGCAGCGAGGACGGGCAAGGCAAGACCACGCCGCGCAGCCTGCGGCACTATCCCTTCAAAGACGCGGGCGGTAAAGTCGATCTGCCGCATCTGCGGGCAGCGTTGCGATACGCGGCGCGGGAGATCAAGCGCGGGGGCAGGGGAGCGGGCTTGGCGCAGAAGGCCATGCCGAAACTGAAAGCTGCGGCCAAGGCCGCAGGCGTGGGGCAGTATGCGGAGAGCCTCCAGGTGGTCGAGTTCCGCGAGGAAACTATGGGCCTGGATAACAGCGCGCATGTGGATCGGGAGGCGAGCATGATACGCGACGTGGCGCTGCTGGGCGCTAACAGCAAGAACGACCGCACGTACCTCCCGGACGCGCTGACGCAGGCCGCGCGCCTGCTCGATGGCATAAAGGCATACGCAGATCACCCGCCCGAACACGACATAGACAAAGTGCGTGGCATACGCGAAGGGTTGGGCAAGGTGCAGGCCACGCGGGTTGACGGCAGCAAGGTGCGCGGTGATTTCCATGTAGTGCCACATGCCGGTTGGGTGTTGGATTTGGCTGAACGCATGCCGGAGATGGTGGGGTTCAGCATCAACGGGCGGGGCTACACCTACCAAGACGACGATGGGCACACCATCGTAGAGGCTTTCGAGCGGATACGCAGCGTCGATTTGGTAAGCGAACCCGCAAGCACCAGCAGCTTGTACGAGGGCACGCAGCACGACGACGAGGCAGGCGCGGCGGCACTTACGGTGCGGCTGAAGGGCGTAACGGACGAACAGCTTAGCGAGTACCTGGGCGCACAGCGGCCCACGGTTTTACAGGCTATCCGAGAGGAGGTGAGGAAGGGCATGGGTGCTGACGACACCATCAAAGAGCTGGAAGAAGAAAAGAAAACTCTCGAGGCGAGCAAGACCGACCTCGAGGGGAAGATGAAGGAGAAGGAGGAGGAGCTTGAAACGCTGCGGGCCGCAGAGGCCCGTAGGGAGAAGGAAAGGCTTGTGGCAGAGAAGCTGGAAAAGGCCGAGCTGCCGGATGAGGCCAAGACCGAGGAGTTCACGGAGCAGTTGATGGTCGCGCCCGATGAGGCGGCCATCGACAAGTGGATCGCGGATAGGGTGAAGGTCATGAAGACCAAGGAGGCCACGTCGGCAGGCAGCGGCGAAGGTACTGGAGGCAAGGCTACGGACGAGGAAGTCGAAGAGGCGTTCGCCGGCTAGTGCCGGTGAGCGCGCTTCCCTGAAAGCACTTGAGCGAAACGTAAAGGAGGCATGCAATGGCAGACGTACACAGACACAGGTGGGGTAACATCAACCCCAAGGACATGGCGGTCGCCAGCGCGACGGTCATCGAGATCGGCGATCTGCTCTGGTACGACGTCGCCAACAATCAGGTCAAGAACATGGCCAGTCTGGTCTTTACGGACTTGGCCAACGGGCAGCTGCGTTCGCATTTCCTCTTCGCGGGGATTGCGATGAGCGCCAGCGCCAGCCTCGCCACCGCCGACATCAAGGTGGGCACGGCGGGCGTATGGGAGCTTCCGTGCGCGAGCGCGAGCTTCGGCCAGAACGACCTCGTGGGCATCGACGACAACGCCGGGCCGACCGCCTACGTTGACCAGCAGGTCATCGCTGCGGGCGACGAGATGTTGAGCATCGGCCGCGTGGCGGCCGTAGCTGCAACCGTGACCACCGTGCTGGTCGAGATCAACCCGCGCATCGTGCGCGGCGGTTGGGGCAGCGCAGGCGCGATTACCATATCGCAGACCTGTGCCACCGATGGCACGACCACGTACATCATCTTCCCCACGGCAAGCAGCGCCGAGGGCGCGCCGTTCAAGTTCCGCGTGATGGATGCGTGGATTCTCAAGACGCACGCCAACGGCGGCGCGGGCGATAAGCTCGAGCTGCTTAACGTTGCGAACCTGATCGGCGACGTAGACGGCAACATCAACGACAAAGCGGTTGGCCGCATTGACGACATCGACGACGCGTACCACGATGTGGCGGAGAGTACGCTATTCAGCATCAAGTGGACGAAGGCCACGTCTTCGCAGGGGATCGCTTACATCACCATCAAGCCCATAGCGTAAGGCGTGGGCAGAGCCTCTAACAGCGCACCACACTGAAGGAGGTGACAGCATTGAGACCGGCAGCAATCAAGAACCTCATTGAGCGCGTGGGCGCTGTGGAGTGCGGCCGAAGAGTCGCAGAGCTTATAGCCACCGGCAGAGTCAGGTCGGCCGACATCAGCGTGCGCGGACTTTGGGAAGCCACGGTCGGCCCGGTCGGCGAGACGCTCGCCGTTGCCGCGCGCCAGCGAGGCTTCATCAGGCCGTTGCGTGAAGGGGCTGTCGATAGCACGGCGTTCTCCGCCGTGTTCGGGCAGATACTCTTCAGCCGCGTGATGAACGAGTACAGCCAGGATATCTGGGTGTGCGACCAACTGGTCGACACCATCCAGACGACCCAACTGAGCGAGCGGGCCCCTGGGTTCCAACTCCAGGATGAGAACGCCGAAGTGAACGAGGGCATGCCTTATCCCGAAGCTGGCATGGTAGACGAGTACGTCGGCT